GAAACGGTTGAAGGTAGCGGAAGCATTACACTAAGCGGAATGGGTGACACAATAACAATTATAAGCAATGGAGCAGACTTCAAAGGTACATCTTCAAAATAAAGCGCACTCAATGATCGCTTGTTTGGAGTTCATTAAGTTGAACATCAAGACGGAAGGCGAGAGCGGAAAAATAGCTAACGGAAAGCGTAAGCTATCAATGTTTAAGTATTGGTTGTGGAAAGTAACGCGTATTTCGGTAAACGTCGCGTTCTGGATATTTATCTTATATACAATCTTCTTCTAAATGGCAAACACGATAGATTTTAATGTAGGCACAAACGCAACGCGTGTACTTGGCGAAACCGCTACGGCAGCCGAAAATACGGCAACAGGATTTAAGAGCGCAAAGGCTGAACTCCGTGCGTTGCAGAACCAGTTGCAACAAATGGACAGGTCGAGCGAAGAATTTAAAAAGGCTTCCGCTCGTGCTGCCGAGTTAAAGGATAACATAAGCGACCTTTCCGCAGAGATTAGTGCCAACGCAGGTAACGCGTTTGAAGGTCTTTCGAATAACGTAGGTTTGTTCGGTTCTCGCTTAATGGATTTGGATTTAGCAGGAGCAGGTCAAGCGTTGAAAAATATGGGAACAAACGTTTCCAAAATTGATTTTAAGACGTTAAAAAATGAGATAGGCGGTTTAGTTAGTGGATTTGCGTCGTTGGCAAAAGCAATTATTTCTAACCCTATCTTATTACTTGCAGGTGCTGTCGCTTTAGTCGTTGCCAACTTCGACGAATTAATAAAATTGTTTCCTTCCGTTGAAAGTGGATTAAGTGGCATTAACGAACAAGAAAGAGAAAGTCTTGCTATTTCAAAACAAAAGGCGGACGCATCGCAGAAAGCGTACGAAAATATCGACAAGCAAACCAACATATTAAAGCTACAAGGAAAAAGTGAAAAAGAGATTTTAAATATAAAACTGAAGGCTTTAGAAACGGCAATAGCTGATAGAAAAGCACAGTTAGCTATTACCGAAAAACAAGCTATAACGCAAGTTCAAACCGCGAAAAGAAATAGAGAAATACTTGAGGGTATTATTCGCTTTTTAACTGCTCCGCTTCAATTACTTCTAACGGCTGTTGACGAAATAGCTAAATTAGTTGGTGCTGATAGCAACCTTGCCGAAGGCTTTACCAATTTGGCAGCAGGATTATTGATTGATCCGCAGGAGTTGGAAACTGAATTGAACAAAACGATTCAAGAGAATAAAGATGCCATTACTACAATGGAGAACGATTATGCAGGTTTGCAGTTGTCTATTAAGGCAATGGACAAGAAAGCAGCAGACGATAAAAAAGCGGCAGATAAAAAAGCACAAGACGACAAAGAACAAGCGCAAAAAGATGCAGACCAAAAAGAGTTAGAACGTCGTAAAAAATTAAACGACGAAATGATGGCTGAAGATGAGCGAATGCAAAGAATTGAAAAAGGTTTATATAAGGCGAAAGGAAAAGATAAGATAACTGCTGAAATGGAAGCTCATTATCAGCTAACAGCATTAAAAGCGAGTAATTCACAAAAACAACTTGAAGCGGAGCAAAAAGCAGAAGAACAAAGAGCGCAACTTCGAGTAGATGCGGTTACAACTTCATTATCTATTATTAGCGATTTAGCAGGAGCGTTTGCAGGAGAGAGCGAAGCGCAACAAAGAAAAGCGTTTCAGATACAAAAAGGTGTGAGTATAGCAACTGCTACCATAGATACATATTTAGCAGCACAAGGAGCGTATCGTTCGCAAATGGCTATCACAACACCCGACGCACCTGTTCGCGCAGCAGTAGCAGCAGGAATAGCAATTGCTCAAGGTCTTGCGCGCGTAGCAGTTATAAGCAAACAACAATTTCAAGGAACAGGTGGCACGAGTGGTGCAAGTGGTGGTAGCGGAAGCGTACCAAGTGCAGGAGGTGGAATGACAGCACCTGCCGCGTCGAACTTTGCCTACTTGGGTATTCAACCAAACCAACAACCGCCACTACAAGCATACGTTGTAAGCGGTCAAGTGTCGAGCAATTTAGAAGCGCAACAACTCATTCAAAATCAATCTCGCTTAGGCGGCTAAAAAATAAAACAATGAATAAAAAAATTAAAGTAATTGAGTACGGTATTGACGACGAAGGAACACTTGGTGTTTATGCTATTAGCGTAGTAGAACAACCTGCAATAGGTGTCGATTTTGTCGCGTTAAGCGAACAACACAGCGTGAAGTTCAAAGAAGATTTTAGAGGTCTTTTATACGGCGCTTTGCTTATTCCCGACCAACTCATTTATAGACGCGACGAAAAGACGGACGAGGAATACTACGTTAAGTATTCAAAAGAAACGATTCGCGCTATCGCTTATAATTATTTGAAACAAGCCAACCAAAACAACGCAACAGTTGAACACGCGAAAGTTGTCGACGGTGTTTCGTTAGTTGAGACGTGGATTATCGAAGGCGAGAACGACAAGAGTAAGAACTTCGGGTTTTCACTTCCAGAAGGAACGTGGTTCGGTTGCATGAAAGTAGAAAACGAAGAAGTAAAGCAACAGATTCAAAACAAAGAAGTGTTAGGTTTCTCAATCGAAGGCAACTTTATTGCTGAGAAAGAAATGTATATGCACTCTCACGAAGAATTTGCTGCCATTCTTGAAGAGTTAAACGAACTTTTGAAAGAGAACTAAATGAACATCGAAGCAGGGGGGTTTCTAAAAGTCGAATTGTTCAACGACGACGCAAACCTGTTTCTTTTAGCTCTTACTAAAATAACAAAAGAGCAGGGCGCAATGGGGTTTAAGACGTACGGATTGAATGAAGACGAAATGAAAGTTCTGAATACTATTCTTGAAACTTTAGGGTAAAAAAAACGGGGGTAACTACTCCCCCGTTCAAACCTTAAAATCAAAAAGAAACTATGAAAAGAATCAATTATGAAACAAATCTACACTCTTTTCTATTTAGGAACTAAATATTTAATAAACACTTATATGAACTTACGAGAAAAAGTAAACGCTCTTTTCGCAAAGCACAATGTTTCCCTTTCAGCTGAAGAAGTTGTTGAGGTGAAGCAAATGGTTGAAGCGATTCTTGAGGACGGTACAAGCATCTATTCAGATAGCGACGCGTGGGCTGTTGGTGTTCGTGTATTCACTAAAGACGTAGACGGCAACGAGGTTGTTGTTATGGACGGAGAGTACAAGACAGCAGAAGCAGTTACAGTTGTTGTTGCTGACGGTGTTGTAACCGAATTAAGACCAATGGAAGAAGAACCATCGGTTGAAATAACTGTTGAAGAAACAGAACAAGCTAAAGAAGAAACATTCAACGCAGAAGTTGAAGGTCTTTTGTCTTTGGTTGCTAAGTTGGAAAGCGAACTTGCTGACATTAAGAAGGCAAACGCAGAACTTTCTTCAAACGTTGAAAAGTTGAGCGCACAACCTGCGGTTCAATCAATCAAAGAAGTTAAACAAAACAAACAAAGCGCACCTTCTAAGCCATACAACAGAATGTCGGCAGAAGAACGTTTCGTATTTCACTTAAACAAATAAAAAAAACACAAATAAAAAATGGCTACTACCACTTCATTAACCACTACCTATGCAGGTCGTGAAGCAGCAGGATACATCCGCGCTGCGTTCTTGAGTAACGAGTCTCTTGCAGCAGTTACTTTTAAAGAAAACATCGAGTACAAACAAGTTGTTCGTCGTTTAGTTGACAACATCACTTTCGCAAACGCAACTTGCGACTTCACTCCAACAGGAACAGTTACTTTAACTGAGCGCATCTTGACTTTGGAAAAATTCCAAGTTCACAGACAATTGTGCAAAAACACGTTTTTATCGGATTGGTCTGCAAAAGAAGAACAAGACGGAAACCTTCACGCTTCATTAACGGACGCTATTATTGCTAACGTTATGGCAGGAATTGCAGCTAACAACGAGGTTGTTATGTGGCAAGGTGTTAACGCAACTGCAGGTGAGTACGCAGGTTTTGAAACTTTGTTCTTAGCTGACGCTGCTGTTCTTGACGTTGCTACTCCAGAAGCTATCACTTCTGCTAACGTAATCGAAGAAATGGCTCGTTTAGTTTTGACTTTACCAACACGAGTTCGTCGTGCTACTGAGAAGCCTGTTATCGCTGTATCTTCTAATGTTGCTGAAGCGTTTAGAACTGCAATTTTAGGTCTTGGTGGCGGAAGCTACCTTTATCAAGGAGAAACTGTGAAAATGACTTGGCAGGGACAATACGACATTATCGAATGTCCTGGTATGTCTGACGACACAATGGCTATGTTCCAAAAGAGCAACCTTTGGTTCGGTACTAACTTGTTAGACCAATGGAATAGCGTAGCTGTTTTGGATATGTACGACAAAGATTTGTCTGACAACGTTCGTTTCGCAGCTTCTTTCTTTGCAGGTGTTCAGTACGGATTCGGTGACGAAATCGCGTTCTACCAATATACTGCATAATCTCAACCATTCTAACCCTTGCACATAGAGAGGTGGTGGCATAAAAACCACCCCTCTTTTGTGCTAATAAAAAATTAATAATATGGCTTGTGAATTAAGTACAGGATTTACTCTCGATTGCAAAGACGGCATCGGTGGCATTAAGAAAATCATTCTTTGCGATACAGTTACTTCGTTGACTTTGGACGCAAACGAAATCGTTACTACAATCGTTGGCCCAGTTGCAGGTGATTTGTACACTTACGAATTACCAACGCAAACAGGATCGTTCGAAGAAACAATTAACTTCAACCGCGACAACGGAACAGTATTTTACACGCAGACTGTGAATGTAATGTTGCAGAAATTATCAAGCGCAAAGCGTTTGGAATTGCAAACACTTGCACAGGCTCGTCCAATGATTTTCGTTAATGATTCAAACGACAATTGGTGGGCTGTTGGTTACGAGTACGGAGCAGACCTTTCTACTGCAACAGCAGCGACTGGAGCTACTTTGGGTGACGCCAACGGATATACTTTGGCATTCGTTCACGAAACTCCAAAGAGAGCGTACAAATTGAGCGGTGCGCCTTTGTCAATCCTTGACTAAAAAAACTTTTACACATAGAGGGGCAAAGCGTCCCTCTGTGCTGTAATTTCAACGAACAAATAAAAGTTAGAATGGTTTATTTGAATACAAATACTGCGAATCAAGATGCGTGGCTTTCACTCGATGAAGGTCGCCAATACTTCAACGTTGCATTCACAAATTACCTTCTTGTTTTAACGTACGAAATGACAGGCGAACAACTCGCACAAGTCGTTACCGTAATAAACGAAAACGAACGTGTCACAAAGATTCGTTTAACAACAGTTGGTCTAACTGACGCTGGTAAATACAAGTACGACGTGTACGGACAAAACAGCAACAGCAATTTAGATCCAACAGATGAGTCCGTTGTAGGTCTCGTTGAACGTGGTTCAATGATACTATCAAACGGAACAATTTACTTTGACGTTTCAACACCGACAATTCCTGTCGATGTAATATATACAGGCGCATAATGAGCAACATTCAACAAATAGCGTTAAGCCGATACATACCAACAGAGGCGATTGAAAAAGAAAATCGTGGCGGTTGGATTGATTACGGAAATGACAATCTTTACAGCCAATATTTGATAAATCTGTACTACAACTCACCAATTCACAACGCATTGACAAACTCAATCGCGTTTATGATTGAAGGACAAGGTACGGGAACGATTCTCGATAGTGCTTTGCAAGGTATTTCTTTCGATTTAAAACTACAAGGTGCGTTTGTTGCTGAAGTTATTTGGTCAATGGACTTCACTCGCGTTGTAAAGATTAACCACTTGCCTTTCGAAAATTGTCGTCTTGCTTACGACAAAGAAGAAGAAGAAATAACCGGCATTTGGTATTCTCGCGACTGGAAAAACTCACGAAGCAAGAAAGGAAAGCCAGAGTTCATTCCTGCGTTTAATCCTTCACAAGCGCAAGAACAACCGCGCCAAGTGATTTACGCGCACGGAATGATGGCAGGAAGTTCTTACTATCCTAAACCCGACTACTTTGGTGCGTTGAATTATATTGAACTTTCTCATCAAATGGGAATGTATCACGTTAATAATATCTTGAATGGTCTTTTCCCTTCGTTCATCATTAACTTCTTAAACGGCATACCGCAGAAAGAAGAACGTGAAGCTATTCGTCGTGAGTGGGAAGAAAGATTGAGCGGTGCAAGTAACGCAGGTAAGTTCTTAATGACTTTCAACGAAGATCCAACAAGAACACCGGACATTCAAGCGTTCCCTCTTTCGGATGCTGACAAACAATATCAGTTTTTAAGCGAAGAAACAGCGAAGCAGATTATGGTTGGACACCGCGTTGTGTCACCTTTGATTCACGGAATTAGAGAATCTAACGGCTTCGGTTCGAACAAAGACGAGATGCTTGTTGGTATGGAGATATTCAACAACCAAGTTGTGAAGCCTTACCAACGTATAATCGAAGATGTCTTTACACCGATTTTAGGCAACGTTGAAATAAAAATGAATAGTGTGTTCGATGAAGCAATTATAATCGATTCTACGTCACCTATTGACGTTACAACTACACCTGCAACAACTGACCCTAACGCGATAACTGAAAAGGTTTCAGACGTAACTTACAACGGAGCGCAAATTGCTTCCGCTTTAGAAATCGTTGCAAGTGTTAGCGCAGGTACATTGACGCAAGAACAAGCTATTGTATTTTTAGTTCAATTCTTGGGCTTAGATGTGGACGTTGCGAAGTCAATGTTTCAAACAGGCGGCGATGCGGTGGCTAAATTGTCCGCTCAAAAAAAAAAAGTTGTAGCGAAGAAGGCGAAGTCTGCGGATGTTAAGATAAGCAAAGAAGAAGGCGACGCGTGGTTGGCTCACTTGCGCGAAAAGGCGGAATACATCAACGAAGAAGAGTGGCAGTTGCTGTCGGATGAAGAAGTAACCAACCCAGATGACGAAGAAAAGTTCCGCTCTGAATTTATGAGTGTTCGTGGTTATTCCAATCCCGACCAAAAAGACGAAAAGGACACGGGACTTTATAAAGTTCGTTACTACTACTCAAGAAACTACACTTGGAAAGAAGGCGAAATGGTAACGCGTGATTTCTGTCAAGAAATGGTTGCGCTTTCTAAACTAGGAGCGCTATTCCGTTACGAAGACATTATTGAAATGGGTAAAAACCCCGATGTTAACGGACAATTCGCGCCTGCAGGACAAAACACTTACTCAATTTGGACGTATAAAGGCGGTGTTTATTGTCGCCACGCATGGTTTAGAAAGGTGTTTTTCCGCAAAAGAAGAGACGGAAAGTTTTTACCTAACGATGGATTGAAGAACGACACCGTTGTAACAGGAAAAGTAGCGAACGAATTATTTCCAAAAGGAGAAGAAGCAGTACGTCCTAACGATATGCCAAACAGAGCATCATTAAAATATAAATAAAAACTACAATGGCACTACAACCCGAAGTTCTACTCATTGACGAAAACTACATAAAGAAATATAGTTGGATTAACGGAAGCGTTGACCCTCTTTTGATGTACCCTGCTATCTATTTAGCACAAGACGAATACGCTCAGTTGTATTTAGGAACTGACTTGTACAACAAGATAAAAGAAGACGTTGTAAATGGTGACATTGCAGGAGCATACGAGGAACTTTTAGACACTTACTTGCGTCGGATGATTATGTGGTGGTCGTTGTACGAAATGTTACCGCATTTGTACGTTAAAACCGACAACGGAAGTCTTGTTATTCGCACAAGCGAAGACACTACACCGATAACACAAACTGACTTGCAAAACTACCGCGATCAATCGCGTTCAAAAGCGATGTTTTATACTCAAAGAATGGTCGACTTTTTATGTTTTAATCAGTCAGACTTTCCAGAGTACACGACGAACGAAACACAGCAGATATGGTCACAAACAAATGTTTATCCGTCGAACGCTTTCGAGATTAGCGACGGACGCGATAGACGTTCGTACACATATCGTCGTCAAGGTCTTGGTTGGATTAGATAACTAAAACAAAACAAATGGCGAAAGCAGGGCGCAAAAAGGATATGGTAAAGCAGAAGGTGTACGAAGAAAAGTTTCGTCGTTACCTTTTGAAAAAAGAGAAACAAATAAAGCGATTAGTGAATGAAAGTTAACGCGGAAGGTTACGCGCTATTGAAGCGTTTCGAAGGTTGTCGTTTGAAGGCTTATTTGTGCCCTGCGAAAGTGTGGACTATTGGCTATGGAAATACTTTTTACGAAGACAAAACGAAGGTAAAAGAAGGCGACGTAATAACACAACAACGCGCTGACGAATTAGCGAAATTTATCGTTGAGCAATTTGCTAATTCAATTCGTCCATTGATTAAACAACCACTAAATGAGAATCAATTTAGCGCGTGTGTTTCACTTGCTTATAATATCGGTGTGGGTGGTTTCAAAAAGTCGTCCGTATTAAGAAAATTAAATGTGAACCCTAACGACCCAACGATTGCCGATTCGTTCCGTATGTGGAATAAAGGCGGTGGTGTTGTGCTTAAAGGTTTAGTAAATCGTAGAGAAGCTGAAATACAACTTTACTTCAAATGAACACCGAAAACGAAATAGCATTGATACACGAGGAACTTCAAGATATGAATAAGAAGATAGACCGCATCTATCACGTTCTTATTGGTGACGATGAGATGAAAATTGAAGGTCTTGTTAGCAAGGTTCAAAAACACGATAAGTACATTCAGAATCAAAGGTTGCAGGTCGCTCGTTTGGGTGGTATTGCAACGGCTGCTGGTGTCGTTGGTGGGTTAATCGTTCAATTCATTTTGAAGTTTTTATGAAGGAATGGTTGAAGTCGTTGTTAAGTTCATGTTCAAAAGTTTCAAGTAAGCGAGTAATCGCTATATTTGTTATTATTAATTTAATCGTTTTGAGTTACGTTGCGACTTTCACCTATTACGTTTGTCCCATTGCGATGTTCGACACACTCGCTCTTTTGACAGGCGGTTTGTTTACAGGAACAGTTCTCGAACGATTTACAAAACAAAAGAATGGCACGACCACAAACAGAAGCGCGGAAGATAGCAGCGGAGATTTGTAGTAAATTCCCCGAAGCACCTTCACACTCTTTAGCTTCAAAATTATTCAATGAATATCCAGAAGCATTTGCTTCGCAAGAAGATGCGCGAAATTACGTTCGAACGGTGCGTGGTAAAATTGGAAAACATAGTAGAACTTCAAACTCTCAAAAAGAATTGATAGACACTAAACAAAGACCTTCTAACCCTTACGCGCTCCCGAAGTCGTACGCGAAGAAAAGAAAACACGTCGAGTTGAAAGGAACGAAGTTTTTGATTCTTTCAGATATTCATATCCCTTACCAGGATAACGACGCTTTGTCCGTTGCAATTAATGAAGGTATTCGTCAAGGGTGCGACGCTGTAATTTTGAACGGCGACGCGTTAGATTGCCACATGATTAGCGACTTTGTCAAAGATCCACGCAAAAGAAAATTTAAGGACGAGTTATACGCGATGCGTCAATTTGTAGATACGTTACGCGGTCAGTTTCCAAACGCTCACATCTACTACAAAGAAGGAAACCACGAAGAACGCTATTGGAGATATATGCGAATTAAAGCGCCCGAACTATTCGACATTGACGCTTTTGACTTTGCTTCTTTGTGTCATTTAGACAAACACAATATAACGTGGATTGACGGAAAGAGTAAACTGAATATCGGTAAACTTTCTATCTTTCACGGACACGAGTTCGGAAAACAATTCCTTCCTTCGGTTAACGTAGCGCGTGGTTTGTTCTTGAAGACAAAAGTTTCTTCTTTGTGCGGTCACCACCACCAAACAGCAGAACACAACGAGAGGGACGCTAACGGAAAGTTCATTACTTGTTGGGGTGTTGGTTGCTTAAGTGAATTAAGTCCCGACTACAACCCTTATTCAAAATATAATCACGGTTTTGCTATCGTTGAGAAGGGTGCAAACGGACATTTTAGCGTTAAGAATTTACGCATACACGAAGGACAAATCTTATGAGAAAGAATTTATTCGCAGCTTTACTTTTATTTATTTTTACGTCGCTTATTTGGTTAGTATTGTGTTGGCATTGGTGGGGTAAACAATCTATAAAAGATGTACACGTTGAAGTACAAAAACAAGATAGCATTATCAATTACAACGCTTGTGAGTACGACAGACTTCTTCAAGAACAAATAGAACTTTATAAACAACTTCGAACTTATGAAGACGCTCAACTTAAAGCCAAAACCACCTATCAAAGAACTCGTGATTCTATTATTGTTCGAGATACTATTACTATTGTTGATGTTGTCCGTTTGGTGAACTCTTGCGACAGCGTTATTGCTTCAGATTCGCTTATAATAGCGACTTATGAACAGCAAATGGGCATACAGGAGGAAAAGATAAACAACCTCACAGAAGTTATAAGCGCACACGAAGAAAAGGAACAACTATTGAGCGAAGAAATAAACAGCCTCAATGTTGAAAAGAAAAAGTTAGAGAAACAAAAAAAGCGCAGGAATAGCGCTTTAATCGTTACGTCGTCCGTCGCTATTTTGTCGACGTTTGTTCTGAGTATTTTACTTTAGATTCATCGACGTAGAACTTCAAAGAGAACTTTATTGCCTCACTTAAAAAAGTGTTACGGCTGTTCTCACCTCTCTTTTCGTCAATCTCGTTCCATAGATCTTTGTGTAAATACACGCAGATTCCTTTTTTACTTTTGCTCTCTGGCATCTTCTTCTATTTTAAGTTTCTTCAAATATAATGCAAGGTCTAACGCTTCCTCGTAAGCGTGTTGTAGCCACTCAGAGCGCGTTAAATCAGTTCGGTCGAGTGTTGTTCCGTAAGTGTCTAAACCTTTCAATTCTCTCGCTTCTAATTCATCGACAACCTGCGTGAGTAAATTACTTCTCTTCATTGTTTCGTGTCATCATTGTGCCAATCATTAACGCAAGATAAACCTTCTCCTTTGCGTTCATATCCTTGCGCTGCGAAAGTTCAAGGAGAATGTCGCCTACTGGCTTGGCTTGTTGGAAGTATGTCGCGATTGAATTAACTATTTCGCGTTCGCGCTCGTAAGTCATTTTGAGCGATTCGTATAGTGGTGTTTGTTTCATTCCTGTTTGTTTAAATGGTATGTTTCTAAATATTGAATCAAAGTATCTCTTGTTTTATCTAACATTTCCCATTGTTCAGGAGATGTGCGTTCACCTACTATGTTATGAATTAACGCAAATAAATGTATTAAACTTTGAATGTCCTCTTTAACGTAAAAAGAATCTTCTCCAAAGTCTTCATCTTTATAATCGTATTTTAGTAATTGACTAACTATTTGAGTTGTCGCTTCAGTGTATTCTTCTTCTTCCATTCTGCTAATATATGCTAAATTATTTTACCCTACAACATACTGACCATAACTTGGATTTAGTTCGAAAAACATTCGCATCATTATTGCGTCAGCAACGTCTGGAGAAATTCCTTCGCGGTTCTTGATTACGTCCTTAGGTGTAACCATAAGTTTGCCTTCCACGTCTGCGCGGTGTCGCTTAATCATTTCTAACTCCTTCACGATTTGTTCCTTCTTTCCATTCACAAGAATTGTTATCTTGTTTTCCTCAACGTATTGCGCGAGTTTATAGTAACACTCGCTTTTGAGATTTTGGTATTGCGGTTGTTTGGGTTTTGATCCGTTGACGAACCCTCGACACTTCAAGAAGTCAACCACTCCACCACCAACACCGTCTTCATCGACTAAAATGTCTTGAAGTAAAATTGAATAGTTCTTGCCTAATTCACGAATCCTGTTCACTACTTCGTCAACTCCTGCTCTATTCATCTCTACAATTTCAATAAGTGTTAACCCATTCCAAACGCAGATAATTGTTCTATCCTTTCCGAATCGCGCAATGTCGGCTGTGATATATTTCTTTCCTTCAATCAATTCATTTCGGAACATACGAAGAAGGTTGTCGGTTGAGAACAACTTGTCGCTGTCGTCGTCAAATTCCCAATTCCCTTCGAGCAGACGTTTGCGGTCGTACTCTGGAAGTTTCTGCAAGTTCTCAAGATAAGTCTGCGAGATATATGGGTTATCCGTTGGAAGTGCTTGTACAAAGGCGCGGTCACTTCTTAATTGTCCTTTAAGATTAGCAAAATAAAAGTCGTTATATAACCAACCCTTTGAAGGATTACAAGTCATTAAACCCTTCGGTCTATCGTTAATTAATTTGTAACGTACACGCGACTGCAAAATATCAATACAACGCTTCGAAACTTCAGCTACCTCGTCAACGAAGTAGTCTGTGATTTCAATCGACCCAAATCTCTGAAAGTCGGGGTCTGACGGCATATCTGCCAAATCCATAAGTATCGTTTGGCTTCCGTTATACCACTTAATAACGTGGTCTTGTCCGTTGTAGGTGTAGTGAACGTTTGGTTTTAATCCGTGTAAGGTGCAAAGTTCAAAGAAGGTTTGCATTGTAGACAAGCGTAACTTCTTCAATTCAGCACGACCGATTAAACCCTTTGTCCCCGGGTACTTCAACCTTCTTTTTATCTGCCAGTCGCAACCAAGAAAAGACTTTCCACTAAACACACCACCGCCATACAGCACCTGCGAAATAGGACTTTCGTACGAAAGAAGTTCTAACGCGTGTTTTTGTTTATCGTGGTAAATTATTTCGGGCATTATGTTACATTTAGATTTTTCACCACTTTAACTTTAGGTTTGGTAAAGTGTTTCAATATGTACAATTCCGCTTCTTCAATTGTATGAAAATGTTTATCAATAGAACGCCATGCAATTATAGGAATAGATTCAGTCACCCAACCATACCACTTTTTACGTTGTACTTTGTATGTCTTGTTTCCAGAATGTTCTTCTGAAATAATTCTTGTTTTAATCATCAAAATAAACTTAGTTGAGGTTTGCTGATTGTTTCTTTTTGCGGAATAGAAATCTCACCCATTGCCATCAGTACACCGTCAAATTGATTGTTGTAGTTAGCCGACATTAACGCTTTTTTCAATTCATATTTTGCCAATGCAACCGCTTCTTCTTTTGTTGCTGTTACATCTTCTTCTTCCCAACTTATAGGTCTGCAAATACTTATAATTGATCCTTCTACTTCGTACGTTCTGGCATATCCGTGCTTGTTCTTTGCTACTTCATAATGCGCTAAAATTCCGTCGGCTTTATAGTACATCGTATCTCCATTCACGCAGATACCATTTTCATCGTAAATGTATTTGCTCATTGCTTCGACAAATAAAGTTTATAAAGTTGACGCATCCCTTCAAAGTGTAACGATTCCTTTAATAGTTGTCTTTTGCGGTCGCTCATTCGCTCAACCATTCCTTTCGAAAGTTGCTGTTCTTGGAAGACAACGAAACGCGCCTTTGCTTTGCAAGTGTTGTACTCGTCATCCGTGAACGTCGTCGCGTCGATATACTTCGCTTCTTCGAGCCAACGCATCATTGACACTCCGCGTAGTTCTAACGTGATGAATTTACCTTCCTTAAAACTCTCAATGTCTTCTTTGAGCATCTTTCTCCAGCTGTCGTCGTTTACTGCCATTTCATTCTCCTTTATTTCTTTCGCTTTCTGCTCTATTGCTTCTGCTATTTCTCTTTGTATTTGTAAATTGATTTTGTCGCGGTGCGGTTTGTAAGCCGTCAAAACGTCGCCTATAAAAGACACGCTCAACGCTCCGAAGTGTTCGCATTTCTTTGACAGTTCGTTAGCTGCATTCATTTCAAACGCTAAATTGAAATGTTCAAACGTCACCCAACGAAAGTGCTTAACAATAAACTCGTGCAACATTTGCAACAGTTGCGCTTCTGGCAATGCTATTCCATACATAGCGCACACCTTCGAGCAAAGTTTAACGAACGTTGGCAGGTCGTAGTCAGCAACAAACGCGCTTTCGCGTTCGGCTTTATCAATCCTTTGTGTAGTTGTGAGCGTCGTTATAGATGCGTTGCGCAGCATCGGAGTCGAATTTTCCATTCTTAATTTTAGTTTGATTTTGTTGGTTTGTTTTTGATGTATCAAAGGTAGTTAAGTCCCACTTACGAACAGCAGCCTTCCAGTCTTTCATCGCATTGCGTCCGACCTTCCACCCGTTTGCTTCGTAGTGATCGTGGAATTTCTCGGTAAACTTAAGCGCGTCTTCGTTGCTCAATCGTTCACAAGCGTAGTCGTATATCTCAACAACAGTTGGTTTTTTGAACGCTTGTTTCTTTGCAGGAACGAGAGAAGGTGTTGTTGCTCTTTCGGACAACTTGTTTAGTATCTCGTTTATTTTTTGTTCCTGTTCCTGCGCCTTCGCTTCGAGAATCTCGATTCTTTTTTTGAGTTGTAGTATTAGCATTGTTCACCTCCAAATGTTTCGTTGTAGTCCGTGTAAATTTTTATTTGACCTAAGTATTTAGGGGTGTCTATGTGACCAACACCATTTACACCATTTTTAACAGGATTAATAGCACCGTTAGTCGCACCAACATATAAATTTCCGTAGCTATCCTTAAACACACTGATATAAATTGGTTTAACCATTAATTTTGGCTTACTAAATAATAGTTTTTTAAGAAATGTTTTCATTTGTCCCCTCCTTTAATTTTATCTCTCATCCATTTAGCACCGACTGTAAAATATGATCTTTTCATAGAAGTGCCAACCTCAAGACCGACAGTAATTGGATTTGGATATGGGTATATTTCTACTGATTCATCCCATATATCCTCATCCGTTGGTAGTTCTATTGGGGTTAGTCGTTTAATCCAATCATCATTAGTTATATTTGGTCTGCTTATATTACCAAATGCAATAGCATCTCTTAATTGCTCTTCTGTGTATAGCTTACTCATTGTTCCCCTCCAAATGTTTCGTTGTGGTATTTGTCAAATGTTTTACCATCAAAACTATTCCAAGCATCTCTTATCTCCTCCTTGTGCATTGCTTTGGCTTTTTCAATAGCATTGCAAGTTGTTGCATCAAACATTCTCATTGCATTTGGTATTAACTGCTCCACTAACCAATCAATACTACTTTGTTTCTTTGTCATAATTTTTAGTTTTAGTATTCGTCCCTTTCCATATCCGCGTCTTCTTCTTTTTGGCAGTCGTAACAAAGACCTATTTCATCTTCAAATAGTTCTTGAACGTCTGAGTTGTCCCAGTTCTCGTAAACAATGCTATTGTGTTTAATATCAGCAATTCGTTCTTCAATTGCTTCGACGTCGCAATAACGGCAGTAGTCGCACATAGTTTTAAGGTTTATTTAATTTTAGATTTCTTTTTAAGTGCTAATTCTTTCTTGTATTCAATGTGTTCGACAAACTTACTAAAAAAAACCATTGGTTTAGCATAACCTATCTCAGCAAGCAAAAAACAAATGCGTTCGACGTTGGCTCGGTAAAACTTATCCCACTCAACTTGAGCGCTTGCCTGGTTGATTCCGTGTAGAATTGTAGCGTGGTCTTTCTTGTATCGGTCGCCTACGTTCTTAAGCGAAAGCAAATAGCAAGGACGAACGATAAAGAAAATGATTTGTCGTGCTGTTACTATCTCGCGCTTTCTCGTTGGTGAATAAAGAGCTTGTGAAGGCACTCCAAGAACTGAACAAGTAACGTCTTCTAAAGCACTCCAAAACATATCTCTTTCGTTCTCCATTTCTTGCTGTTGTTTAATTTGATCCGCAGTCAATCTTTCGTACTTTGGGATAATCATCGTCCACAATAGTTCGAATCTTTCCATATGTCGTAACGGAATCATTTCCGCGACTTCTTGTCTTATCTGTTCGTTAGTCATTTTCTTCGTTTATGTGTTTGGTTGGTGTGAATGTGCTGAATACTTCCTCTCGTGAAAGTCCTGTGTGTAAACAGATATTGTTGAAGTCTTTTATTCTCATTCGTTCTGGATGCGCGACGTAAAGTCTTGCTGTTGGGTCGCTGATTCGAAGAACGTTCTTGAAGTTTGTTAGCGTCTTAAAGTTAATCTTGACAAGTCGTCCAAATGGGGTTGAATAGATTTGTTTGTTCATAAGTTAAAAAGTGATTTTACAACGCGTTGAATGAAGTTTAATTGAGATTGTTTAGCCTTCATTACTGGAGCTGTTGGCTTTGGTTTGGATTGATTGAAAAGACTTGCTTGTTTTGTATATTCTTTATAGCTGTTTCTTTTTTGTGTTGAATTAATTCCTTTAAGCCTTAATTGTTTTTGTTCTGCGTATTGATTATTATTTCTTTTTTTGATATACATTTTCTTTTCATTTACAAATAAGTTGTAACGCTCAGAGTAAATACGCTCAACAGCTTTATAAGTACCGTCCTTTTCTTGCCAAAAGAAACCTGCATTTTTTAAAGGTGTTGCATAGCCAGTGCTACTACTCATAATTATTAACGCTTTTACAGGTGAGTTTCCTTCGTTTACTAATTTGCAAAATTCTTTTACTCTTTCGATGTTAAATTCTTTTCTTGTTTTCATTTTATTTTATTTTTAATTGTTTGTTATATCAGTCAATTGTGCCATATAAGGCGATTATGTATGATATAACCGCCTTTTTATGACAAGTTATTTAGAACGGCATATCGTCGCTTTCGTCAGTAGATACCAAACCGCTTTTTTCGAGCATCGCTTTCGCCTTGTTCATTTGATCCGCAGCGCGGTCTAATCGGTCGCTAAATTCTTTCGAACTGCTAACCTTGTTTTGCAACCACTCTGGAAGAATCTTAAAACGAAGGTCGAAGTCTTCGCTGTCGTAGTCAAGAAGGAAAGCTGAGTTAACCAATGGCGGGCAAGTCATTCCCTTAACAAGTGGCGAAGCACCTTTGATGTCTGCGTAGGTGCGTCCTGTGTTCGCGGTGCGGTGCATTACGTTTAACATACATTCCTTGCCAAGAAGCGTTGCGATGTCGAACTTGTTCGCTTCTCCGTCTGACATAGCTTTACCTAACCAACCTTGAACGAAGGCGCGTAATCCGCTTTTCTCGTGCATTGAAAGGGTGAAGTCACGACCGATTGAGAAAGGCTGTTCACCTTTACCAAAGTCAGCTGTTTCAAGTGGTAGTTCGAAAACTAAGCGAACTTTGTTGACTAACTTTTCTTCGCCTTGATAAGTGTCGAGGATTGTTCCGATGTGAATGATTTGGTAGCAACGTGCTACATGTGTTCCTGCGGGTACTGTTTGTCCACCGCCGTTGTTGTTTGTTGGTTGTGCAATAATGCTCATTGTGTTGTTGTTTATTTTGTTGTTATTGAATGAATTTAGATATTGTTCGAACTTTACTGCCAGTTCCGCGTCGGACTCCATATGTTTTAATTGGCTTTCGTGCAGATGCGCTTGTTCGTTTATGCGCTTAAAGTAACCCATTACAATTGATCGTCGAATAGTCTAACTTCAAAGTGTAGTGTTATTCCGTCTGCAATTAACATAACGTGTTCGAGGTCATATTCGCCTTCGCCACGACGAAAGAATTGACCGCAAATAGATAAGATAAAAATCTTTCCTGCTTCGTCTGTAAAGGTTACATTATCTCCTTCAACTACGTTGAACCAACCGCCTTCAGTTTCTTCGTAATTAACGGCAAGAACTTTAATTTGTTTGTTTAATTCTTTGAGGTCTGTTGCTGAAAAGCAATAAGTGATTTTTGGACAGTACATAGTTTATTTTGATTTTTAGTGGTTACAAATGTATTCAATTAATTGGTCGTTCCAACGCGCTTCCGAAAGTTTTTGATGTTTTTCGATATTGGCGCTTATCTCGTTGTGCGTTAGGTTGTATGCTGATGCTGAAGAAGAAACGCAAATAAAGTTACTTTTCTGTTGGTGGCTCTGGTAATTCCTTCCAATGCGACGTATTAAGTTTGAAGAATACTCGTTCAAGTTCTGCAATTCGTTGCTCGCAAAACGTATCCCTGCTACTTGTGCCGTCTTTCTGATTACCGTAGTAATTTTGTGCGGTAATGATTCCGTCAATAAGAATTTGTACTTCGTCTTCAAAGAGAAAAAGTGATTTGTAAAAATTTGATTTTTCATTGTTCATTTGATTTATGGGGTTTTAGATTTCTTTTGATTCGATTATTTCTTCGCGTGGTATGGCTGACTTGATTCGGTCGTATGCGTTTTTTGCATCTTGCAAATCGTTGTAGCTCATATGAAACTCTCCATTGACTTTAATGACGTAATACATATCGGTCAACGTCGTCTTTTGAATTAGTTCTACTTTCATTTGTTTGTTGTGTTTGGGGTTTGTTCTAATTGTCTTGTTTGTTCGTCAATCGTTCCTGCGATTAACATTCCAGCGAAAAGCATCGCGATAAAGAGAAGTGTTTTTTTCATTTGATTATTAGTTTTCTGAATAAACGATTTCTATTTCTGTCTCTGGCTTGTTGCCTTCTGAAGACGCGTAGTATTTGTCTTCGCGAACTTCAAGACCTTTGTAGTCAGCGTGTGATATTAAGCATTGTTCCGCTTGATTCTCTGTGCCAAATGTGAATGAGTTAATCAATTGGGTGTTGTGGTAAAAGTTTACTGTGTACATGATTTTGGGTTTTATTTGTTATTGATTTTGATTTATAAGTTAACTGCTTGACGACGTGCAGCAGCGCGGTAAAGGTCTTCGCTGTGAACGTCACCTACTACTTTATTAGTGTTTGCTGTTGCAATTGCGTCTGAAACCAAACCTGTCAAGTTATCAATTGAGTAGTCAGCATAACCGCTTACTTCGTTCAAAAGAACAGTCATAGTGTCCTTCAACGACACGTTATAAGTGCGGTATGGGAAGTAACCCATAACGTCGTTGATTTCTGCAATGATTAATTCGCGATTTGATTTTAAGAAAGTGATGTTCTTTTCTGTTCTGATTTCTGTTGTTGTTTTCATTTTGTTTATCTTTGATTGTGTTTGTTTGTTGAGTACAAATCTATGCTAACTTTTGTAATATCCAACAAAAAAAATGAAAATAAATTGAAAATAATTTATAACTGATTGAAAATGAACGTGAAGACATATAAAAAAACTTTCAAAAAAAGTAGTGCGAAGCGTAAAATATCACCTGAATCAGAAGCCAACCAACAAGAAATTGTAATAAAATATCTTCGTTTAGCATATCCACAAGCGTTGTATTGTGCTTCCGCAGGGGGAATGAGGACAAGTTACCTTCAAGCGATTAAGATGAAGCGCACAGGCTACGTCAAAGGCTTTCCCGACCTATTCATATACGAACCAACTCAAGACTATAAAGGTCTTGCGATTGAAATGAAGAAAGAGAAAGGGGGTGTTGCGTCGCCTGAGCAGAAATGGTGGCAGGAGCAATTGAGAAACAGAGGGTATAGTTCTTATATTTGTAAAGGTAGCGAGGAAGCAATTAAAGTTATAGATGAATACTTCAACAGTTGACACTTGAACATTACATAGAAGGACACTACAAAAAGTTCAAAGAACTTGCGTACAACATCGCTCGTAAAGAACCATTTTACGAAGATCTCTTGCACGACTCTTTACTTTCTATGTTTGGAAGTAAGCACATCGAAAACTTAATTGATACAGGCGATTTTGAATTCTATCTTATTCGTGTTATGTATTTGTCGGTGAATTCACCTACTTCGCCTTTCTACAAACAAACGATAGCCTGGAACAGAAACAGACGCGACTTCAAAGACTACGCGCATGAGGTCGATAAGACGTGGTTAGGCGCACGAATGACAAACGAGCAACTGGACATTCTTATAAGTCGATTGAGCGAGTTTGAACGTCTTATCTTCCAAGAATACATATTAGAAGACTTCACCTACCGGGAACTCTCAAAACAAACAGGAATACCGATGCCTTTCTTGTATCGGACAATAGATAATATAAAACAAAAAATACGAGCCAATGTTATTCGTAAAACACAATGAGTACAAACGACGTTTAGACATTTGTCGAGCGTGTAAGTTCTTCGAATCATCAACGCAAAGTTGTGGTCCACTTATCGTCGGAGCAGAAGAAGAAATTGAAGTTAAGTTCAAACGCAAGTCGATTAAGTTATGCGGTTGCGTGATGCCAGTTAAGGCGAAACTGTCTTTCGCTTCCTGTCCTGCTTCTAAATGGGACGGAACGCTAACGCTTCAAGAACAAATCGAGTTTAAGACATTCCTTTTAGACGCTCAAAAGAAGGGCAGGATTGACGCAATAGACCTTTCAAAGTTCTACACCTTCAAAGACAAGGCAACAGGTGCTTACAACGAGCGTTCGACGTGTGGTGCTTGTGTAAAGAAAGACATTAAGACGTTTCTTGAATCAATGCAAGACGTGAATGTTGATTTCAACAATGAGTAACTGAAAAGTTTCAAGGCAACTTTTGATTATACCAACGTATATTTGTATAGTCAAACGTTTTTAGTATTGCCCCCTTTTGTTTTACGTTTGACGACAAGAAACAATTGGGGGTATATTTTTTTGAATGATAAATGAAACAAACTGAATAAGCAACTAACAAGCCTTCGTAAGTCAAAGCGAAGTAACCAATGACTACACTTGCAATACATCAATGCTTGGATCGTGCAACTGCTCTTTTAAGAGCAAAGACATTTTGTTTTTCTTGGGGGGACTTTTTGTTTTGTTTGTTTTTCTTTTACCTTTTTCTTTTTCTTTCTTTTCTTTTCTTTGAATTTAGTGACATAACAAGAAACATTTGAAGTAAATTAGCACAATAATATATTTAACTAATATGAAGACAATCAATGTCAAGATTAACGAAGTAAAGTCCAACCCGAATAATCCTCGTATCATTAAGGACGATAAATTCAAAAAGTTAGTCGCTTCAATCAAAGAACTTCCACAGATGCTCGAATTACGACCAATAGTCGTGAATGACGATATGATTGTTCTTGGTGGTAATATGCGATTGAAAGCCTGCAAAGAAGCAGGACTAAAAGAAATACCAATCATTAAAGCCTCAGAACTAACAGAAGAACAACAACGCGCTTTTATTATCAAAGATAATGTCGGTTTTGGTGAATGGGACTGGGATGCGTTAGCCAACGAATGGGACGCAGAACAATTAGAAGAATGGGGTTTGGACGTTCCTAATCTTGAAGGTGTGGAGTTGGACGCTGTCGAGGACGACTTCGAAACAGATGCAAACGCTATTGAAACGGATATTGTTATAGGCGACCTATTCGAGATAGGCGAACACCGTTTGTTGTGTGGAGATTCAACAGATAGTGATTCAGTCGCTAAATTGATGAACGGAGAGAAGGCGGATATGGTTTTCACAGACCCGCCTTATGGAGTTAGCGCAAGTGGTGGACGTTCACAAACTGTTGAAAGAGACAATATAACTAAAATCGCAAACGATGATTTGCGTGGAAATGAACTTCAACAATTTATTAGTGATGCACTTTCAATAATGCCAATAAAAGAATCGGGAAGTTTTTATGTTTGCTACGATCAAAAAACACAAGTAGAATTTATTAGCGCAATTAAAGAAAACGGTTGGAACTTCAAACGTACTTTGATTTGGAATAAAAATGTTTTTGGATTAAGTGGCAAAAAAGGTTATAGACCAAAATATGAACTTATTGCTTTTGGTTGTATTGGTGAAGATTACAAATGGTTTGGTGATAATGCACAAGCAGATGTAATTGATGTTGCAAGACCAAAAGAAAGAGAAGGAAATCACCCAACACCAAAACCTATTGAATTAATTGAAATTGCATTAAAAAACAGTAGTGAAGTAGGAAACTTAATTACAGATTCATTTCTCGGTTCTGGAAGTACAATGGTCGCAGCACACCAACTCAAACGCAAGTGCTACGGAATGGAACTAGACCCGAAATACTGTCAAGTGATAATAGACAGGATGTTGAAACTCGACCCTTCGTTAAAGGTGAAGCGTAACGGAGTAGAAATATAAGCATAAAAAAAGAGGTGGCTTAATAGGATACCACCTCTCTAAATGAAAATATCACTCCGTTGAATGACGAAGCGAAGATACAACATTTATGCTAAATAATAAAGAGAAAAATTAGAAGAATGGCAAACGAACAGAATTTAATACCAGCGAAGAAAGGAGAGGTTCGCAATCCCAACGGACGCCCGAAGAAATACGTTTCGTTGTTAAAGGAAAGCGGATATAAGTTGAGCGAGATAAACGACACAATCCAAGCAATGATGGCAATGGACTTAGACGAACTAAAAAGCGTTTGGGATAATCCGAAGGCAACGATACTCGAAAAGACAATAGCGAACGCAATGATGACCTCGTTGAAGAAAGGTTCGTTGTATTCGTTGGAAACTTTGTTAAGCCGTGCGTTTGGTAATCCAAAACAAATGACCGAACTTACAGGCGCAAACAGCGAACCGATACAAATAATAATCAATGACAAGTTATGAGCAAAGCAACACTAACCTTTGACCTTTCAGACGGCGAAGATCGTTATGAGTTCAACCGCATAACAAAAGCGCGAGATATGGCGCTTATGCTTTGGGAGTTACAGATGAACGGATACCGCAAGTTCACGAAGTACAACGAACGACAAGAAGCCGCGTATCAAGAAGGCATTGAAGAAGTCTTTGAATACATTCGTGACTTACTCCAAGAGCATCAAATAAACGTTGAAGACTTAATCGTATGAACGCGTTAGACTGGATGTTCGAACAATTGTGGAACACACCAAAAGACAAATGGGAGTGGAACGCTATCTTGAGCAAGGCGAAGGAAATGTCAAGTTTATCGGTCGCAAAAGTTGACAATACTTGCGACAAACAAAAGACAGAACAAGACAATTAGTGGCAAACGTTTGTCACAAATTTTCAAATAATTGTGACATAAATAAAACAAACAAATGAGCGAAAACAAATTGAACTTTCTCAAATCACAAATATCTGCCTTCAACCCAACGTGGACGAAAGAACAGGTAGAGATGGAAGCAATAAGAATTTACAACGAAGCAAACACTATCGACGACGACGACGAAGGTTGTTTGTATTGCGGATCGTAAAACTGTACCTGCCTAAAACGCAGAGTCCCTTGCAGATGGTCGCGACATTATTGCAAGTAGCTGTGTTAGATACTTAGGGACTGCTAACACAAAAACACCAAGCTAAAGTCGGGTGTAACTTTAAAACAAAAAACAATGAGCATCAAAGTAAGCATACCAGCTGACTATTCAAGTGTAACTGTCAAGCAATACCTTGACTTCCACGCGGCAAAGAATGACATTGAGCGCCTTGCTTCAATTTCTAACTTGAACAAAGAACAAGCGGAACAAATTCCCTTCCAACACTTGCCGACCCTACTCGGCGCGTTCGAAGACACACTCGCAAATGAATCAGCGAAGTTCTTTGAAACCATTACGATTAAAGACAAGGACTTTGGTTTTATCCCCGACTTGTATTCAATCTCAATGGGTGAGTATGCGGACATAAGCACCTGGGCAAGTGACGTGAACGCAAACATCGTGAAAATAATGGGGACACTTTACCGACCTATCGACAAGCGCGTTGGTTCGAAGTACACAATAGTTCCACACAGCAAAGCAAATCGTGAACTTGTTGAATCGTATGTTGAGCAAATGACTCTCGAACAATTCAACGGTGCGATGCTTTTTTTTTCGACTTTGCTCAACGAACTAAACAACACTTCGCTCGATTATTTGGAGACAGAGGTCAAGAAGTTGACGAAGGAGATGGAGCAATTGACGACAGAGAAGGACTAAACCAAGTTCTCGGTCGCTATGGTTGGTATCACTTGTTTATGGAAGCGTGTGGGCGCGACATAACAAAACTTGACGCAATTACGGAAAAAAGTGCGTGGGAGATATTTACATTTATGACTTACCTAATTGATTATAATTATGTCCAACATTCAAAGTTACAACGCCTTAATCGATAGGTTCAAAGCATTTGCTTCTGGACACTTTATATTAAAGTCCTTTTCACACGGACAGATAGACACCGCTGACCTTGAGAAGTTCACGGAATATCCATTTATGCACGTCGTTCCTTCCAACGTTACTTACGCGAAAGGTACTAAAACATTCTCTTTTCAGATTGTCCTTGCGGATCTTCCACGCGACAAAGACGACAAGGTTGAATTTCAACGTGAGGTCTTATCTGACCTTCAACGAATAGCTGAAGACTTAATAGCTGAGATAACAAACCACCGCGTTTTGTTTGGTGACTTAATCACAGTGCAAAACGTAACGCTCGAACCATTCTTAGAAGAATTTCACAACACGCTAACGGGTTGGACGGTTAGTCTTGACCTTCTTGTTCCTTACTATTGGGACGCTTGTAGCATTCCTGCGGAGTGGAACGATTTCTTCGAATCTTCAACAGGTGGCACAGGTTCAATCTTGACGTTCATTGATAGTATTACACGCGACGAGAACGGCAACGTGTCGCTTGTAAACGACGAAGCAACACCTGCTCCGAACTACTACTACGGAACGAACGACGAAGGGGTGCGCGGTTGGTACTTGCTGGCTGACGAAGTAGGTTTGACGTGCGCTACAATAGGAACGTGTCAAACGATTATAGACATCGAGAGCGCAATAGACGACCTTCAGACTGAAATAGCGTTGAAAGCCAACATAGCCGATATTAGCGCGGTTGGTTTCTCGAATGACTACAACGACTTAGACAATAAACCAACCATTCCTGCTGCTCAAGTTAATTCAGATTGGAACGCAACGAGCGGAGTAGCGCAGATATTAAACAAGCCAATAATACCAACATCGCTACCACCAACAGGAACGGCAGGTGGTGACTTAAGCGGTACTTATCCTAATCCAAATGTATCTCGCATTCACGGAGTAGATATGCAGAGCGGAACACCAACGACAAACGATGTTTGGTTGTATGGTGGTTCACCTGCTAAATGGCAACATCAACATTTGAACGCTTCGCAAGTAGATAATGATTCAAGTGTGACAGGCGCAACGGTTAAACTTGCTTTGGAGCATTTAGACGCAAATAAACAAGCAACACTTGTAAGTGGGACAAACATAAAGACAATTGAAGGTCAAAGTTTGTTAGGTAGTGGAAACATTGATTTAACAAAATCAGATGTTGGACTTGGAAACGTAGATAATACAAGTGATGCAAATAAACCTGTTTCGACAGCTACACAAACTGCATTAAATCTAAAAGAAGATTCAGCTAACAAACAGAACTCTTTAGCAGTAGACGGAACAGGGGTTAAATTTCCAACTGTTGACGCGGTTAATACGCTATCTATGATAGATAGAGGAAAGAGAATGGTTTCTTTCTTTACTGATTTTCTTAATGCAGCTAACCCGCTTGATGGACTTCAAGTATTTGCAAGTGGTGGTTCTATAACCTCTGTAAGTGGGGCGGCAATACCAAATAGAACAAATCAGCAAGGTGTGGTAGCTTATAATACGATTATTGCAGCAACAAATTACGCTAATCACGTTGGTAGCGCAGGTACGCAATTTTGGTTTGGTAATGGAGTTTGGAATTACGAAAGTTCATTTAACATTAATAATTTAAGTACAGGAACAGAGCGTTATAGATGGATTAGCGGATATGGTTCTGCAACGGCTGCTTTAAGTGAAACAGATGGAGTGTTTTTTACATACGATGAAGGGGGTACTGCAAATGGAACAGCTGCAAGTCCGAATTGGCAATGCGTAACGGTTGCTAATTCAGTTCGTACACTTACCACAACAAGCACCGCAGTAACGGCAGCGGCGTGGGCTAAATTAAGAATTGAAATAAATGCAGCAGGAACGCAAGCGTTGTTTTATGTAAATGGCACTTTAGTAGCTACACATACAACTAACATTCCATTAGGTTCAAATAGTAGATTTGTAAACCCAAAACAAGGTATAGCTAAAACAATTGGAGTAACAGCTCGTATTGTCTACTGCGATTACTTAGGTTACGAAAACATCTTAACAACTGCAAGATAATGACACTAACTAAATACCGAATGATTACCGAAAACGGTTACATCGAAACGCTTAACGAGCAGGAAGCTATTGAGTGGGGAAAATACACAACGGTAACCGAAGAAGTACCCGACGATAATGGCTAACGAACAGAGCGCACCCAACTTCTTCGCTGTCGTGAACGATATGGCTAAACGCTTTGTCGAATTGATGCAGTCCGACTATCGTATGAAGCGAAAGGTAGGGCGCAACTACACCAACGCAGTTGCAAGTGGTACGCTCGAGAAGTCGTTAGCTTATCGGTTGAAGATAAAAGGTTCTTCAATAAATGTTTCGGTCTACGCAAAAGGTAAGGCAGGAAAGTATTTCTTGTTTCGTGAAAATGGTGTAAATGGAACACAAAAGTCGCAAGGTGCGCCATACTCATTTAAACGAGGTAGCGGAAGTAAACCTGCAAAAGGTCAAATGTCACCTATGCAACAAGCCATTTACGACTGGATGTCGATAAAAGGCATACGACTACGCGACAAGTCGAGTGGTAAATTTAAGAAGTCAACTGAAGAACTAAAACAACAGGTTGCAAAACTCATTATGTTCAAGGTTCGTCGCGACGGAATAAAAGGTTGGAAAGCGTTCGACTACGCTATGGAGAACATTTGGGACGAATACGAATCAAAGGTGGTTGAAGCATATGGCAAAGATTTTACCGCAGTTATAGAGAATCAATTAAACGACATTTAAAATATGGCAATTACAATAGAAGAACAACCGTACCAATACACACCGATAGGGCAACGGTTAATGATCGTATGCAGTTCAACAAACGTATCAAACGCAGGCTTTCGTTTCGTGTTCGACTTCGGTTCGTTCCAAGTGAACGTTCAACCAAACGCTGCGAACAAAGGTATCTTAGACCTCGCGCCTATCTTTCGCGAGAAATTAGAACACGAAGGGGGAACGGCAAGTAATGCAGCCATAGAAAGAGAAGTTACAAGCGTTGCGTTCATCTCTTGCACAATAAAAGAAGGGTGGCTTGTGGACGGAGTATTTGAAGTGAGCGGAGCAGGAATGGCTGACATTGACGATGTGTACGCGTTTCTTGCTGAATATCAAATAGCGGACGGCTATCGACCTAATCCTAACTTTAGATATGCTCTTGACGGAACTGACAAATACTTGTTGAGCGAAAGAACTAAAGACACGCACAAGTGGAGCGAAGCGGCAGGACGCGGTCTTTCGAGCGAATGGGTTTACATACCTACTCGTTTATCTGACTTTGGTTTGTTGTATTCAGTAAGCAATAACGGACTTTTAGCAGATAACGAAGCCACAGATTTATTCGTGTCTACTTATGATAATAGCGGTACTTTAATCGAAGCGATAAACTACACAATTTCAACAGATTTAAATAGCGTTACCCGTTTGGGTGCTTATCCTTCCAACTTAATAGCTGACGCAGTAAATTTCACAAATGTTAAATACTATACAGTGCAAGCGGGTGCGTCTATTACACCGCCTATTTACACACCTGTTTCGCGCGTGTATTGTTTTTATCTTATCGACGACGATTGCCGCTTTGACAATGTGCGTTTGGGTTGGTCGAATACTGTTGGCGGTGTGGATTACTTTAACTTTACAAAGAAGTCGGAGCTATCGTACAACTACGAAAGGAAGCAATACCAAAAAGTGGTAGGTAATTATAACGCTTCAACATTTTCTTTTAGCACCTTCGACAGAGGAATAACTGATAGGTACGTTAACACGACGAAAGGACTGCAAATAAATAGCGACTGGGTAAGCGTTGGAGAATTCAACCTATTACAAACGCTTTGTCGTTCGAACGACGTGTATATAATCAATGACGATGGAACAATGACACCTGTTTTAGTTGACGCTCAGAATTTTGTTATTAAGGACGAAAGATATTCGAAACTTTACAATGTTACTTTGAACCTTAAATACTCACAACCTGTCGGCTTATGATTAACGAAGTAATACTCACGCTTACCGACTTTGACGGCAACGCAGCGACAATAGACCTTTACGAGAATGAAAAGGTACACCTCAACTACAAGTTCACGGATCTAACGAATTTTAGTTCTATCGGTAACTACTCACAAGAGTTTCGCATTCCTGCGAGTAAAGCTAACGTAGACTTTTTCGGCGCTATCTTCAACGTAAACTTTAACGGTTGGTTTGACTTCCGCAAAAAAGTAGACGCGTCTTTAACGGTTAATACGATACCCATTGCAACAGGACACATTCAAGTTAAAAAGTTGTACTGGCAGAGCGGTAAATTATTCGAATTTGAGGTTGTTTTCTTTGGCGAAGTACCAAACCTTTCACGTCTATTGAACGAGAAAAAACTGAAAGATATTGAAAGTATTGTTGCAGGTGATTTAGACTACGACCTACTACACGAATACGTTGAAACACCACCCAACGAACACACGATTTTGACGCTATGCGATAAGTGGAATTTAACGGCTACGAATGAACTTGGGCAACCTATTTATTGGAGTCCTGGATTTGGTAATTTCATTTCAAAATCTTTAAAAGTTGGACATTTAACACCTGCTGTAAGTGCCTATTATTTATTCGACCAAATAATGAAAGATGCAAACGTTCAATGGACGAGCGATAATCTAGCAGACTGTTTAGATAACGTGTACGTTCCTTTTGTGAATGGTCAGTATTTGAATAGCGCGTTGGGATTGAATGACATTTCAAGTACGTTGGCTTTAGCATCAGATGTAACAGGTCAAACATTCGGACCTGGCGATTTTCAATATAATTTATCAACTGCTCTTACTGAATACAACGATCCGAATGGAGATTGGTCAAGTGGTATTTTCACAGCCCCTTTTAGTGGTCAATTTTCGTTTAAAATTTGGGTAAGTGGCGAAATTACTTATTCAGTCGATTTACAAAGTTTGTATATAAATCCTTCGTTTTATGTTAACGGAACTTTTTTTTCAGCACCTCAAGATTACTTTTTAGCCGATTATATATTTTCAAATAGTGTTGTTAGTACAGTAAATTTAAATGAAGGTGATACTTTAGAAATTCGTTTAAATATGAATTTGCAACAAATAGAAGGTCAGCCACCTGCTGAAGCTACAATTACTTTTGTAGGTAACGGAGCAAATGATTACACAGGAACAGGTATTGAGTTAGTAAGTGTTGGAACATCTTTAACAAACGACCAAGTAGTAATGAGTTTTAACGCTCCAGATATGAAGCAAATTGATTTTTTAACGTCAATACAAAAGATGTTCAATCTTGCCTTCGTTCCCGATAGAACACTTCCAAACACGCTACGCATTGAACCATTAGTTGAATACATCGCAAGTGGAAACACGTTAGACTGGACGCACAAACTAGACTTGTCAAAAGACATAACGTACTATCCGACGACAGACCTTCAAAAAGCTAAATTCACTTTCACATACACCGAAGATGGCGACTATTACAATTCGCTATACAAAGAAAATGGGCATATTTTTGGAACGTACGAAGTAACAGAAAGCGACTTCGAGATAATTAACGAGTTCGCCACAGGAGAAGAAAAAGTTGAGCTGTCCTTCGCCCCTTCTCCTTGTTCAACTGTTGAGAATACAGGGGTAATAGTTCCGAAGTTCATAAATGCAGAAGGGCAATTCGTACAACCTAAACCGCGTATTCTTTATTACGCGAATCACTTCAACGTAAACATCTACGACGAAGTAACAGGAAACGTAATTTCAACTTCAGTAGCTTGCTTAAACAACTACTCGACAACAAACCCAGACGTTTTAGATAAGGACTTAAACTTCGCTCCCGAAATACCGCTTCACACGATAACAGCCATTCCTTATAACAACTTGTATAACCGTTGGTGGCGTAACTACTACCGCGAACTTTACGACGGACAAGCGCGTATAATGGAAGGAATGTTTGCACTTACTTTAAACGACATTTTTACTTTTCAATACAGCGACAAAATATGGATAGTCGATTCGTGGTGGCGCGTTCTTGACATTGAAGGGTATGTAGTGGGTGAGCAAGATATAACTAAGGTAAAACTCATTCGTCTTCTTGATGTAGACAACGACTGCGACCTTACACCTGTTTCTTCTAACCTAAATCAAACAATGAATTGGGAAACACCCAACGGCGACCCTGCAACGGTAACAGAGGACTGTTGTTTACGTTTCGGTTATAATTGGAACAGCACAAAAGGCGATTGTTACAACAAGCCAAACAACGGAACGCGTTCTTTATTAACGGCACAAGCGCCAACTTTAGCACCTACTGACTTTGGAGCGCCTGTTAGATTTAGCGCAGGTGTTTCGCAGCCTGTTAAGACGATAACGACGGACTACGTTATAAGTAATTTCGACCGAATGGTTTTCGCAGATACAACAAGTAACGACATTACTATCTATTTACCTTCCGCAACGACGACAGCAGGGCGTGAATTTATAATTCAAAAGTCAGTAGCGGCTAATACGGTAACAATACAAGCATACACAGGAGAAACGGTTGAAGGTAGCGGAAGCATTACACTAAGCGGAATGGGTGACACAATAACAATTATAAGCAATGGAGCAGACTTCAAAGGTACATCTTCAAAATAAAGCGCACTCAATGATCGCTTGTTTG